AGCACAGCAAGCCTGATAGCTCACGGGCTTGCCAACATAAATACACAGTTTGATCAGACAACAGTTGGCATAGCAGTACGAACCGACAGCGCCACGATGGACTTTGCGTTTGATCAGACGACAGTCCTGAATCTTATTCGTGTGGGCGCAGCAACAATAGAAGCTGTTTTTGTAATGACAACAGACGGCGGGCTGTTGTGGGAGCGTATAGATCCTGGCGGTTCTCCGAATTGGGCAGCAATCACACACAGCGGCGACTCGTGGACAGAAATCTCTACAGGTGGTACAACAGATACATGGACAGAAACGGTGGTTTAAATGGCTTCCACATATACAGCAAACAGTGGCATTGAAAAACCCGGCACCGGAGAACAGTCAGGTACTTGGGGCGCAACCACTAACACAAACTTTGACATTATTGATCGTGTGCTTAACGGCGTCGGCACACTTACGCTAACAGGCACAACCACCACGTTAACCACGTCAGATGGTGCGTTGTCTGATGGGCATTATAGGGTTTTGGTTCTGGGGGGGTCTCCTTCTGGCACTAACACAATAACCATCAGCCCTAATGACCAAAGCAAGTTTTTCGCGGTGTATAACGGCTCTGGGCAAAGTGCTGTGTTTACTCAAGGCAGTGGGGGTAACGCCACCGTTGCAGACGGTGATTTTGCTTTGATTTATGCAAACGGCGCTGGCGCGGGTTCGGCAGTGACGTTAATGGCATTCCCAGTTACGTCGGGTCAGATCGCTGCGGACGCTGTAGCGACGGCCAAAATCGCAGATAGCGCGGTAACTTCCGCCAAGATAGCGGACGGCACAATAGTCGCTGGGGATATGGCAGATGATGCAGTAACCGCAGCAAAACTTGCTAGTGATGCTGTCGTAGATGCAAGTGTTGCTTCTGGAGCAGCAATCGCATTTAGCAAAATGGCAAACCTTACGACATCTCGTGCGTTGGTTTCAGACGGCAACGGCGATGTATCTGTAAGCGCTGTCACAAGCACAGAGATTGGTTACTTGGACGGCGTAACCAGTAACGTACAAACACAGATCGACAATATTGCTGGATATCCTCAAGTCATCACAGTCCTGACATCAGGTTCTAGCTATTCAATTCCTTCTGGAGCGCAAGCGGTACTAATTAGAGCTTCCGGCGGCGGCGGCGGCGGTGCTGTTTGGCGGTTTTCTGGAAATCAAGCAGCAAATGGCACGGCGGGTAGCGATACAACTGTGTCTAATAGTACGTTGAGTATTTCCGTAACAGCCAAAGGTGGTAACAGGGGTATTAACGCTACCTCTGGACTTTCAGATTTCTTAACAGGAGATTCTGGCGGAGACGTACAAGAGGGTTCTGGCGCTGCCGGAGGATCATCCTACAAAGACAACTTTGACGTGGATATGGGAGATGGCCGCCCTGCTAACCTAGTGACAAAATATGTAACAGGATCAAACGTCGGCGGAGAGACTTTAACTATTTCTATCGGCGGGGGCGGTGCTGGTGGTAGCGCGGGTGGTGCGACTGCTGCAACGGGAGCTTCTGGATACGTTGAAATTTGGGTGTGGTAGATGCCGCTTACAAAATTACAGTTCAGGCCCGGTGTAAATCAAGAAATCACCTCGTATTCTAACGAAGGTGGCTGGCGCGATTGTGATAAAATCAGGTTTCGTTTCGGATACCCCGAAAAGATGGGTGGTTGGGAAAAGTATAGCTCTTCTACATATCTTGGTTCTGCTCGTGCCCTGCATAACTGGATCGCGCTTGACGGCTCTAATTACTTGGGCCTTGGCACTCACCTTAAATACTATATCGAAGAGGGTCAGGGTCTTAACGACATCACTCCGATCCGACTGACCACAGGTGCGGGAGACGTGACTTTTGCAGCCAGTAATGGAAGCACAACAATCACTGTCACAGACGCTTCGCATGGCGCGTTCGAAAACGACTTTGTAACATTTTCTAGCGCGGCGTCCCTCGGAGGAAACATAACGGCTGCTGTTCTCAACAAAGAGCATCAGGTAGTAAATGTGCTCGATGCCAACACATACACCATCTCTGTAAGCGTTGCCGCTAATGGTTCTGATACTGGGAATGGCGGCGGCAGTACAGTTGGCGTTTATCAAATTAACGTGGGCCTTGATACTACTGTTGGCGGCACTGGTTGGGGTGCGGGCACCTGGGGAAGAGACGGTTGGGGAGATGCTGCATCTGGTGGCTTGACGACTACAAATGAAATACGTCTGTGGTCGCATGATAATTTAGGAGAAGACCTTCTCATTAATCCTAGAGATAGTGGCATATTCTACTGGGACAAAACAAACAACCTGTCAACAAGAGCCGTTGAACTTTCTACTTTAACTGGTACGAAACGCAGTGTTCCGCAGATTGCTAAACAGGTTCTTGTGTCTGATCAAGACAGACATGTTATTGCTTTTGGTTCAGACGGACTTGGTGGAGCTTCGGATACGCAAGGTGACGGCACACAAGATCCTTTGTTAATTCGATTCTCATCGCAAGAGAACCCGATTGATTGGTATCCAACATCCACCAACACTGCTGGTGATCTGACACTTGGAGCCGGGTCTACTTTTGTGCAGGCGGTGGAAACCAAACGAGAGATTCTGGTGTGGACAGACACCGCTCTGAACTCGATGCGGTTTATCGGGCCACCTTTTACTTTTGGTCTACAGCAGCTTGCCTCGAACATCACCATCATGAGTCCGAACGCTGCCGTCGCAACCGAAGACGTTGTTTACTGGATGGGTATCGACAACTTCTATGTGTACGCGGGTCAAACTCAGCAGCTTCCATGCACGGTCAAAGACAAGGTGTTTTTGGACTTTAACCTAGAGCAGTCTGACAAGGTTGTTTCAGGCATCAACTCTGAATTTTCGGAAGTGTTTTGGTTTTACCCATCTGCTAGCAGCACTGATAATGATCGTTATGTTGTATACAACTACGGCGAGAAGGTTTGGTACTTCGGCAACCTCAGTCGTACAGCATGGCTGGATCGTGGTGTCAGAACATTCCCGATAGCTACCGGCAGCCAGTACATATACAACCACGAACTTGGCTATGATGACGATGGATCTGCGATGGACTCCTTTATTGAGTCCGCTGCGATTGACATTGGCGACGGAGACAAATTCACGTATATACAAAGAGTGATTCCGGACCTTACGTTTAACGGGTCAACCAATCTTAGCAGTCCTCAAGCCACGTTTACTGTTAAGGCTAGAAACTTCCCCGGTGCGAGTTTCGACAACACAGCCTCGGGAGATGCTATTCGCACAGCTAGTTCGCCAGTCGAGACCTTTACGAACCAGTTGTTTTTACGAGCACGGGGCAGGTCTTTTGCTTTGCGTGTGGAATCGCAAGCATTAGGGGCTAAGTGGAAACTTGGCAGTCCGCGAATTGATTTGCGGCCAGACGGGAGACGCTAGTGTCATCAAATCAGATAGCACCGCCAAGACTGCCTGAGCCGCCGTTAGACTATACGCAGCAGTATATGTCAGATTTGACTCGTGCGCTGGAGCTTTTTATTTCGCAAGAGCGTAACCCCGGAGAGTTGCGCGGGACAAAGATTACGTTGACCGAACTGCCGACTAGTGCGTCTGGACTGGAGACAGGCGCTCTGTATAATGACAGTGGTACAGTGAAGGTGGTTACCTGATGGGCCTGTTTAAGAATCTTACAAAAGCCTTAAAGAAAGCAGCACCTGTTATTGGCGGGACGATTGGCTTTGGTCTTGGTGGTCCGATGGGTGCGGCCATCGGTTCTGGAATCGGGGGTCTTGCAGCGGGACAGGATGTTGAGGATGCGTTGAAGACAGCCCTTATCGGCGGCACCCTTGGATACGCGGGCCGTGCAGCGGGGTTTGCGCCGGCAGCAAGTGGTGGTTTTATGCCACGTTTCGTTGGCAGTGAAGCTGCCGCTGGTTTCGGTCTTACCGGTGCGCCTGTTACTTCTGTGCCTGCTTCAGCCTCACCCGGTATATTTACTCAAGGTGCCGCCGGGGATACAGCGGCGGCAGCGGCGTCTGATGTAGCGTCATCCAGTCAAGGGTCTGGCATCATGAGCGCCCTTGGCAACTTTGCCAGTGAGAACAAGCTGCTTACTGCTGGTTTAGGTCTCGGTGCACTTGGTCTTCTTGGCATGACAGAGGAAGAAGAAAAACAAGCCGAGCGCCCGTTCCCGAAGGGTGAGATGTTCGACATCACTTCTCGGTCGCGTGAGACCGGCGATGTGTACCAGCTAACTGATCCAGAAGATCTTGCAGCATATCAGCGCGAGATATCGAACTATAACTATATGCATGGCGGCGAAGTCCACGGTCCGGGGACCGGCACTTCTGATTCAGTGCCTGCACGTCTGTCGGACGGTGAGTTCGTCGTAACAGCAAAGGCCGTGCGTGGTGCGGGTGGTGGAGATAGAGATATCGGTGCCGCACGTATGTATGATATGATGGCCGAGTTGGAGGCTTCTGCATAATGTCTACACAAACCGTAATTCAAGAAACCAGACTTCCTGAGTTTCAGGAACAGTATCTGGCAAATCTGCTGACCTCGGCCCAAGGACTCTTCAAGCCGACAAGCGAGGGTGGCCTTGGCCTTACTATGCCGTATGCGCCAGCGCAGCAGGCAGAACTACAAGAAGGTCAGCAGCAGGCGATACAGGCGGCTTTGTCTGGTGTGGGTGCCTACCAGCCGTTCTTGCAGCAGGCAGAAGCTGGTATTCAAGGAGCGATGCAGACCGCAGCCGGCGCAGGCATGTCGCCGACAGCGTATCAAGACTATATGGATCCGTATCTCGATGACGTTGTTCAGCGGGCACAGGCGGATATTGGTAGACAGGGTCAGCAGCAGCAAATTGCAGCAGCAGCAAAAGCGCGTGGTGCAGGAGCGTTTGGCGGGTCACGTCAAGCTGTCCTCGAAGGGGAGATTGGCCGCAACACACTGGAGCAGCAAGCGCGTACAGGTGAGCGTCTTCGCAGTGCCGGGTTTTCGCAAGCCTCGCAGCTTGCCAGTCAGGCGGCGCAGCAGCAGTTGAAACAAGCACAGCTTGGCGGTGCTCTGGCTCAAGGACTTGGTGGCCTTGGTCAAATGGCACAAGCGGGCGGCGTTCAAGACATCAACACATTGCTCGGAATCGGCGGGCTACAACAGCAGCAGGCTCAGACCGGTCTTAACATTGGTCAGCAGAATCTGTTGGCACAGCAGCAGCTTCCATTCCAGCAAGTTGGATTTATGTCAGACATCTTCCAAGGTGTACCGGCTCTGCAACAAACAACCTCGCAGACTATGTCACCACCACCTAGCGCAATGTCCCAGATCCTTGGTCTTGGAATCGCGGGCCTCGGTGCTGCCGGTCAGGCGGGTGGTATTGGCAACCTGTTTAACTTCGGACAAAGGGCGACTGCGTGATGAATCCTCTTTACCGCAAGATGTTTCGTGATCCACGGGCCGCGAAACGTGCAACTGGGATCTTGGCCTCTTCTGCTCCGTTGATGACGGCAGCGCAGAAGGCGATGGCGCAGAACAAACCAATGCGGGCGCAGCGCGGTACAAGCGTAAACACACAAAACCGTACGCTGCTTGAGGATTTGGCGATGCTGCCTACAGATGTGCGGGCTGGTCTTGGTCGGATTTTTTCTTCGGCGCCTTCCGTGTCATCTACAACTTCGTCCCCACGTACTATGCCCGACTCTGTTTTTTCGGCAGGTAGGGGGCAGCCAGTGGCGCCCTCCAGCGTTATGACGCCACAACAACGAGCGGAAATTTCAGCGGCTCAACAACAACGGGCAGAAACGGTTGCTCGTATGGGTGGACCGCGTTACGACTCGGGTCCATTCTTTCAAGTGGGCGATGTTAATCTTGGAAACATGTTTTCTGACGGTAGTCCGTTGGATATTCTTAGAGCGGCGAGGACTTCAGCACAGCCTCTTATGGATACGCCCCCTGAAACAAGTTTGCTGGGCACAGCTTTCCCCAAGATCGGAGAAGCTGAGATTCGGGAAAGACAAGCGGCGGCTGCACAAGATGAGCAAGGTCAGTCGGAGGCTGCTAGGTTCGCCGAAAGGCAAAGGATCATGGCGTTGGGCGGCGGCGAAGCTTTATCTGAAACTCCTCCTGTTGCTGCACCGGGTGTAGACCCTGGTGAAAACGCAGGTCTTGATGCGGGTTTTGTACCAAAATCAGACACCGCCAAAAAAGAAGAGGCCACTGAAACTGATCAGCCAGAGAAAACAGTTTCTACTGTGGACCCGGCAATTGAAGCGGCAAAGAAAAGCAACGCGGCGTTGGAAGGGGAACTTGCTAACATTCGTGGCGGCGGAGATAGCTCAACAGAAATGAATTTGCTAACCACAGGCACAGCAGGGCAAAGAGTTGGCCCTAGTGGTGGGCAGCCAGAATCTCAGAAAGACGTTGCTGACTTCGGCGTAGAGTACGCTGAAAGAGTTGAGCCAGAAGAAGTTAGTTTGAGTGATATCGAAAAGCGCGCCAAAGAAATAATGGGCTTTGACCCTAACGAGGCGGAAGAAGATCGAAAGAATTCTTTCTGGATGAATCTAACTCGTGCTGGTCTTGCGATTGCAGCAGGTGAGTCAGAAAATGCTTTGACAAATGTTGCCAAAGGTTTGTCCTTCGGACTAGAGGGATATGCTAAAGATACTGCTCGTATTGATGCCAAGGATGAGGCACAAAGAAAAGAATATAGAGCAACTCTTCGTACGATGATTAAAGACGAAAAAGATGCTTCAATCGCCACAGCACAGATGATTAACAGCTACAATCAAAGTGTGAATGCGTTGAAACAAAACGCTGCGAATGCGGCTCGACAAGATCTTACTGCTCGAGAACTTGCACAATTCCGTGACAACACTGCTCGAGAACTTGCGGCAGCAAGAAACGCCATAGCAGGTCAAACTCTGGAGTTTCAATTTGCGTCAGCGATAGCCAGAAATAAAATAGATATTGCTCGACTTGAGTCGGATGCAAGCTATCGAAAAGACAAACTAGACAGTGATGAGTTGTATAAAACTAAAATGCTTGCAATAGATGAATGGAAAGCGCAGCCCAATCTAGTCAAGATAGGACAAAGTCTTGGATATACGGATGACGAAGGTGAGTGGACTACTCAAGGTCTTGTCTGGGCGCACGGGATGGCAGAAAAAGCGCTGGTTGGCTCAAAAGGCACAGGCGTAGACACTAGCGGAAGATTTCTTCGGGACATAATTAAAAACACCAACAATAAACAAACTGCAATAGATGGACTTCAAGACAGTGTTGCTATGAAAATAAATCCAGAAAACCCAACAGAAGTAAATCTTTCGTCCACTGTTTCAGATGCAGATCTTTTAGGATATCTTGGCGCGGTGTTCGATGCGTCGAATGGCGATGATAAAGCTTTAGATACTTGGATTACTGGCTATATCGCAAGAAGTCAGTAGTGGAGAAAACTTGTGGCAGTCACACATAGTTTTTTTGGCTCTGAGTACGAGTTTCCAGATGGGACATCTAGGGAAGCCGCTGCTGCTCTTGTGGCGGCGGGTGGGCAAACGCCAACAACAAGTCCTGCACAACAAGAATCCACGACGCAAGAAATTGCAGAGGGTATAGCCTCTGGTCTTATTGCGATTCCACAAGGTGTCGGAGAGCTTGGTGCTTCTCTTGTTGATCTTGCTTTTGACACGGACTACACGCAGGATGTCACTGATTTTGCCAACACCGTTAGAGAGATGGGTGGTATTGATCCAGAGGGAGCAGCCGGAGAGATAGCCGAGGTTGTAACTCAGTTTGTAGTTCCTGGCTTGTTCGCTGCCGGAATTGTAGGTAGGCTTGGCCGTGTGCAAGCCATGTCCAGAGTTGCACAAAAAGCGTCTCAGATTGGCGCTGCTGGAGTTACAGATGCAGTTGTAGCAACAGACGGAGTCACCACAATCGGTGATTTCTTTGGTGGCGGTATCACACAGACCACCGAAACAGTTGGCTTAGAGGGTCGCGAAGCCGCTGCCGCAAAAATAGGTAATAAATTAAAAGTTGGTCTTGAAGCAGTTGGAGCCACGGCTGCGGTTGATCCTGTTCTTCGTACATTAGGTTTCGCAGGTAAGGGAGTTGCAAAAGGACTTGCCCCTGTTGCATCCCCTGTTGCCAAAGGCGCGTTAAAAGCAGGCACTGCAATAAGCTCTGGTGTTGTTAAACTAGCTGACAAACATCCAATGGTTGAAGGGTTTTTATCTGCCTTTAGATCCAGAGGCTATCTTTCTCAAGAAGCTTTTGAAAAACAAACTGCTATTCGTGGAGAGGTGGATGCTGAAATAGGTCAGGTTGCTAGAACAATCATTCAAGTTGAAGAGGGCATAGACGCCTCTTTGAAAAATTCAGAAAATGTTATGGCAGATGGGTCACCTCTTGCCAAGGAAGAGGCTCTTAATCGATTTTACTCCTACCTGACTAAAGAAGATGCGTTTATGGAGGAGGCCAAGAATCTTGGCATACCTCCGTTAAAAATGCTGCCTGATGAAATGCAAAGCGCTGCAAGAAAAGCACGGGTTCAGGTAGATCGTTTGTCAAAGCAGATTCTTTCTTCTGACTACCTTACAAGAGAAGGTCTTGTAGGACAGGAGGCGGAGGCTGCTGAAATTATTCAAAGACAAATCGGCTCGTACTTGCGGCGGCGATACAAAATATTTGAAGATAAAAACTACATCGGTTCAGAGCAGTTTAAACAAAACAGACTCGACACCATAGATTATTTTCAAAGCGCTCCCGGCGCAGCTAGAAACATATCCGAAGAGATCGATGTTGTTCTTGATGAAGGCGTTGATATTATAACGGAAGGCGGAAAAGAAGTTCTCACCCGTGACGCTGCCGAACGTTTAACAGATGCCTTTGTGTCTCAATACTCGGGCAGGTTTTTAAAAAGTGCAGGTAATCAAGCTGCTCAGACCGTAGCCAAAAACAGGCTCCGCACAGGTCTGTTTAAAAGCCGTCAAGCTAACAATGAAATGCTTCGTCGTCTTCTCGGAGAGGTTAAAGATCCTATTGAAGCTTTAACAACTACTGTCGCGGACATGGCTGAGTTTGTGGCAACCGATAGGTTTTACAAATACATTGGTTCAGATCTTCTTGACGATTCGTCAGGGATGTTTGTGTCTCAGGAAGCAGCTAAAAGACTTCCTCGTTCCATTCGAGATGCAGATTATACGGAACTAGGTGAAGGATTCGGATCGCTCCAAGGCAGCTTTGCGCGGAACGATGTGTATAAAAACATCAGTATGCAAACCAAGGCGCATACAAATGACATGGCGCAAGTTATGCGGGCTTCTTACTCGGCCTTTTTGAAGGGAAAGGGTATCACGCAATATGCTGCGACTGTCTTGTCTCCGGTCACGCAAATTCGAAACGTAACATCTTCAAGTTTGTTTGCTCTTGCACAAGGAAACGTGGGAAGTGGAGCAAACTTATTTGATTCTGTTGGTGTGGTTTGGGACGGCATTCGAAAAAGACCGGACAAAGAAAGATACTTTTCGAATCTTCAACGAGTTGGTGTGGTCGGAAATCAGGCGCAGCTTAAAGAAATTGATCGTTTGATTGGTGAGGGTTTTGGTGGCACCAAAGGAGCCACCGAAGATGCTGCTGGTATTCCAACAAGCGGTAGTTTCAAACAGACTTTTCAACGAGGCAAGCCAGGCGCTTTTTTAGGAAGCATCAATCGTCGTATGCGTGATTTATACCAAGGCGGCGATGATATTTGGAAAGTCTACAATTTTGAGTTTGAAAAAAACAAACTTCTCTCCGGCTTCGGGGGTAATGCAAATCTTGCTGCACGAGCAGTTTTGGGTAATGAGGCATTTGTAGAGTTAGCTAGGCGCGCTGCACAGGATGCGCCGGACAGCGCTTCGGCCATACGACGTGCTACGAACCAAGCAATAGATGAATACGCAGCCAACATAGTAAAAAACACAGTACCTAATTACGAGCGTGTTCCCGAGGTTATTAAAGAAATACGCAAGTTACCCGTCGGAAACTTTATAGCGTTCCCCGCTGAAATAATTCGTACCAGTGCGAACACCTTAAAAATGTCTCTGGATGAACTAGCCTCAGAGCACAAGGCTATACGTGAAATAGGCATGCGCCGGCTTTTAGGTTTTACAAGCACTACGGTAATAGCTCCTACGGCGATACAAAAAATGGCTATGGATTTAGCCGGCGTTTCGCAAGAACAGATGGATGCTATTAGAGAAAACGGAATGCCGTGGGAAAAAACATCTATACTTCTTCCAACCAGTATACGGGAACGCGAAAACGCAGAGAACGTAGTGACTGGATACGTGAATTACAGCTATACAAATCCGTACGCTTACTTAAATCAACCCGCCAGAGCCATCCTCAACGCTGTCAGTAAGGGCGAGGAGATGGGTAAAAGTTCCGCCGCTATTGCTACTGACGCCGCTTTAAACGTGATTTCAGAGATTTTTTCCCCATTCGCGGGAGAAGCTATTTTGTCTGAAAAACTTTTAGATGTGACAATTAGGAATGGACGCACAGCCACTGGTGCAAAAGTTTATCGCCCGGAAGCAGATACTCCGGGGGACATAGCTTTGAAAAGCATGGCTCACATAAGCAGTGCTTTTGTGCCGGGCGCTGTTAAGCTTTTCGCTGACGTTAAGGGACAGAAGAAAGAAACTCAGACTCCGGGTATTGAGCTTGGACGTTTAGCCAGAGCTTTTGCTGAAGACACCACTGATCCAGCAGGGAATGAACGGCGTATCGCACAGGAAATATTTAGATCATTAAGCGGTATTACCGAAACTGAAGTTAAGCCTGACAACATGCTCCTGTTTCGTGGTTATGAGTATGGTAGAGATAGACAAACCGCAGCGCAGATTTTTAACACAGCGGTTTCTACAAAGGGTACGCTTGATCCTGAAAACGCCATTCAAACCTATCGCGATGCAAACGAAGCTAGGTATAGAATAGCGAACAACATGTATCGTTTTGTTCAAAACATGAAACGAATGGGCATGAGTGACCGTGACATACGACGCGCACTCCAAAAAAATGGTGTGGCAAACGCTAGAGAGTTAATGCGTGGAGAGTTTGTCCCGTTTGTTCCCAGTCGAGATATTGAAAAGCGGGTTCGAGAAAATGGTAACAGACTTCCCCGGTTCGAGCTTCGTCAAATTGCGAGAGAGTTTAAGAACCGTCGTCTTGGCGAACCCGTAAATCAGCCAGAGGAAGAGGATCCTCGGACCTTGGACGTTTCTGAGGTTGCACCAATCACATCGAACACGGGGGCGCCATCTCCCTCTAGCGTTGCTCCTCCGGCAACGACGGCAGCCCCCGTACCCACAACCACCAGCCCGCAAACGCGACAGGCGTTGGCTGGTCTTAACCCGGGAACTCAACTGATAGCCACAAGGACTGGACCATGAACTTAGAACAGTTACAAAAAGAGCTAGCCGCCGACGAAGGATGCAAGCTCGAAATCTATTTGGACCATCTTGGCTACCCCACCGTCGGAATTGGTCACCTAATTACTGAAAATGACGAGCTTTACGGCTTTGAAGTCGGCTCAGAGGTCTCTCAGGAGCACGTCGATGAACTATTCCACGAGGACATCCAACGAACTGTACGAGATTGCGAATTATTGTATAGTGATTTCAACGAGTTATCGGAAGAGCTACAATTGATCATCGCAAACATGTGCTTCCAATTAGGCCGTCCTCGGCTAACAGGCTTCAAAAAAATGAAAGCGGCAGTCGATTCTAAGGACTGGGCAGAGGCCAGTCGTCAGATGTTGGACTCGAAGTGGGCTAAACAGACTCCGAATCGGGCGTCTCGTTTGTCTCATCGGATGGCGGCGTTGGGTGATACATAAGATAGAACGCCTTACACTCAGGGCATGACAGGTTAGAGACGATGAAGTAGTCCTCGTCGTCTTCAATGTCGTGATCACCGCCCCAGATTAATTTTCCGCCACAAGCAAAACAGTTTTGCATCACTTCTTCTCCTTGATAGGCACAGCCCTCAGAGTGTAACCGAGGTAGTTCAGCGCTGCTTCCATGTCACTGATCCTGGGGGTGTGCGTCGTGCGCCACTTACGCAGTGTGTCGCGGTGCAGGCCAACCCGCTCTGACAGATCCATCTGACAGCAACGCTGCTTGTGCATCTCCTTGAACAGGAACTGAACAACCGGGTTGCCGTTGGCGATGGCGGGACGGTAACGAAACTTTCTCATCCCACCTCACCCCAGTTGTTTCCAAGCTCTGTATCCACATCGAAGGGAACCTTCAGCCCCTTCACACAAGTTGACATTATTTCACTGATCCGCGCTGCCTGTTCATCAGAGTTCACGTTAAAACACAATTCGTCATGCACCGTGAGGATTGGTGTGAATCCTTCTGAATAGCACACCGCCATCGCCTTCTTTGTCTGGTCGGCACTTGAACCTTGAATCAGCTTGTTCAGCGCCTTGTATGTGAATGCCGGCCTGATTGCCCCACGTCCGCCATATTCCTTGGCGGCTTCTTCGAGTGGCAGAGGCTTGTGGTAGCCGAACATCTTTGGCTCCCACATGTTGAACCGGCACTTTCGTCCCAGAGCGGTGCGGATAAACCCGTTCTTTTCTGCCTGACGCATGGCAAGGTCTGCCATGCCTTTCACGAATGGCACCTTGTCGTGGTACTTGCCCAGCAGTTCGGTCGCCTCGTCCACCTCGATGTCCATGACACCGGCCAGCTTCTTCTTGCCCATGCCGTACATGATACCCAAGTTCACGGTCTTTGCTTCTTTGCGACTGATTCCTGCTAGGTCTGCCACCTTCTGGTGGAAGTCGGCAGCGCCTTCGTGGTATTCTTGTACAACTTCTTCGATCATGGGGTGTGGGTTTTTTAGTGACGCACAGTAGTGGGCCAGCCACCGTGGCTCTTGAGATGCATAGTCAAACGATCCCCACTTGTGCCCCTCCTCTGGTATGAAGAGTCCGCGAATCATCTTTTTTATTTCTGGATCTCGTGCCGGGATTTGCTGGAGATTCGGGTTGGACGAAGAAAATCGTCCGGTAACTGTGCCCCCTTCATCTGAACGAAGAGGGTGAAAATCACAATGGATACGCCCGTTATGAGAATGCTCGAGTATAGTTTCGATAAATGTCGTGTTGGCTTTGTTAAACTCGCGAAGGCGTACGATCTTCTGTGCGACAGGGTGCTCGTGATTCGCAAGAAAAGCTTTTGTAAAAGCGGGCGCATTAGACTTTTCTGTCCTTTCGTACGTGAGCCGAAGCGCGTCGAACGCCTTTGCTATCGATGTGGCAACCCAAGGCTCTACAAGGACGCCGGTCTCTTCCTTTATTTCTTTAAGTAAAACTGACTCTCTAGTCTTCAGTTCTTTTCGCACCTGCTCTGCTCGATCTACGTCAACACGGACACCAGTCTGTTTCATGTCTAGCAGCAGCGGGGTCAACGACGACTCTAGTTCAAAGATGCCTGTGCATTCATCGTCACGCAATTCCTGTTCCAAACGATCCCACAGTCGCAGAGTAACAGCAGCATCTTGCTCGGCATACGGGCCAACAAACTGACTGGGTAGTTGCCACATGCCAGACTTGGGATCTACACCGAACACATCCGCCGCCTGACGCAGCAGCTTTTCGTTTTTAAACTCACTGAGATAGTCACGAGCCAGGCTGTTCAGGTTGTAGTACCGACGGTTTTCGTCGAGCAGCGGCGCTGCAACCATCGTATCAATCACCCGACCCTGTACTTCGATGCCCGCCCAGCGTAGCCAACCCAGATCGTACAGTGCGTTGTGCATAATCTTATCGATGTGCGGTGTAGCCAGTTGTTTCTTCAGCCAGTTGACTACCTTCTTCTCTGATATATTCCCGCCGCCTTCGTGACGCACGGGATAATACCCCACAAAATCCCCAGCGGCTACAGCGTAGCCAATGACGTAACCATCATCTCGGCACCAACCCGGCCCAAGACGAGTAAGGTTTGGATCTCGAGTCTCAAGGTCGATGGCAATCCGATCAAACTGCGTTAGGTCAGGGAAGTTGGACGGTGGAGACCACGTTCCCTCAACCCCTGACGCCGCTACACGTTTCAGGTCTTCTGCGTCGAAGATGTCAAACTGATGTTTCTTTTTCATCGTTAGAAATCTCTCCTCCCAGAGCGGCATAACCTATGATATCTACCCACGAATCGTCCTTGTGCATGTCCTCGGCAAGGCGGGCAAGCTTCAGGCCGATCATCATCGCCGTCACTTCTGTCGGCGTGATCTTGTCCAGTAACTTGGAACGAAGCAGCACGTTCCAGATCGTAGCAATCCGCTCGTGGTTTACCAACGCTGGCCCGTAATCCTCGGCCCTCGGACCGTTGATTAGTTCCTCTGCTTCCCGCAAGAAGTGTTCTCTGTTCTTCATATTGCATACCTCACTTTGCCGGATTCAACGACGTGCAGGTTCTGTCGGGCGCGAGTGGCGCCGACATAAAACACCCGCGCCTCATCGTCCGGGTCGTTCTTGTCACAGGTCTTTGTGGTTTCGGTCAGTAGTAAGACGTTATCCGCCTCGCCACCTTTTGCTTTGTGAATCGTCGATAGACGGATCCTCGGTTTCGCATCCCCCAGAATCTTCTCGCCACTCCTCCGAATAGAGGCTATGTACAGTGCCTCCTTCTCCGAGGCCCGAAGAACCTTGGTCCAGTGCATCTCGCGCGATACGAGCATGTTGCAGTTCTCGATAAGTTCGTCGAGAGAGTAGGCGATCTCGGGGTCTAAATTGTTGAAGCGTCTTTTCCCCTGGCGGTTGATAACTTCCTTCCTCAAGTACGAGCCAAAAGTCTTCATCTCCAGTGGGGTAAATTTTTCGCCTCTGCATAATCGGATCCATACCTCCAGCGCGTTCAGTGTTTTCGGGGAGATGGACCAACCCGAACCCTCGCGCCAGAAGACGAAGCCCTGATCTTTAAGAGAGGCGGCGACTTTGTTGACGATGTGATTTGTACGGCCAAGGATAAGCCACTCACCAGTTCGTAGGTCCACGTTCATAATATCATGATGGAACTTAACGGTGCCAGCGTGATCGTTCGGATCCCAGCTTTTATCTTGTCGCACTGCTACACGGCGGATGATGCTCTGAGCCACGTCGTAGATCGGCTTGGGTAGACGATACGATCTGTCCAGAACGGTGACGTTCTCAGATGCGTTCATGAAGTCCTTCACGTCCACACCCATCCACGAATAGATGCACTGGTCATCGTCGCCCGCGTAATAGACGACCTTGGACCGTGGAACTAGAACCTCTCGAATCATGCGCCACTGCATTGGTGTCAGGTCTTGTGCCTCGTCCACAATCAGCAGGTCGAGGTTCGGGCCTTCGCCACCGAGGATGAACTGCTCGATCATATCGACGAAGTCCACCTTGTCGTGCACATCTTTGTATCGTGCCAGTGCATTCTCAACCAGCCGCAGTTGCTGCCGGCTCATGCTCCAGTGGGCAGATATGTCGAACTCCCGCTCGGCGGGGATCTCTGCCGCCCGCGCCTTGCTGATGATGTTGATGTACGCATCGCCGCCGACACCAGTAGCAAACATCGGACCGTCTTCCATCTTCAGCGCAGCGTGTGACCGGAACTCGAGTCCGAGCGCCTTGCCAAGATCGTTGTAGTCCGCGCCCTTCATCACGTCTGTTGTCGTCAGGCCAAGATACCGAAACGCCATCGAGTGCAGGGTGCGGAACCAGACAAGCTGCTTCTCGTCGTAGCCAAACTTTTCTTTTGCACGAGCCAGCGCCTCGTCTGCGGCCTTGCGACTAAACGAAACAAACGCAATGCGCGTCGGATCCATGCCGCCTTGCAGCGCCTCGTCCACGATGTTGAGGAGGGTGGTTGTCTTGCCTGTGCCTGGTGGGCCAAAGATTGCCTTTTCCATCAGAACGGAATGTCCTCCCCTTGTATGTCGATATCCGGAGCTTCGACCTCGGGACTGAATGCCGGGATGTGCCAAACACGAATCTTTTTCCACTGACCATCCGAACCCTTGAAGCTCTTCGCCCCAGATGCCTTCGCATCTGGATTCAGTTCCTTCAGACGCTCCTGAATCTGACCACGGCTGTAGGTGTCGAAGCGGTTGTTACGCAGGTACTTGATCAGGGACTCGATACGGAAGTAGGTCAGCCCATCCTCGGTCCACGGCTTGCCCAGTGCTAGTTCCTCGGGACTCGCAGCTTGAACCCTGCCGGTACAGAACTCTTCGAGGAAGTCCATGAACTGCCCCTTGTATGTCAGTTCCTCCGGCACCTCGATCTCGCTCATGTCGGACATCAGCATCGTGACCATAGCCTGCCAGTCGCCCAACTTCATTAGCGGAGGCATTTGATGGATCTGTTCCATACATGCCTTCTGGAACTTCTGTGGTGTCTGTAGCTCCTCGGTAATCAACTCCACGCGCTTGCCATCAACGTCGCAGAACCAGACAGGTGGCTCTGACTTGACGACGCACAGGCCCGTGATGTCGGCGGAGGCACTGCCACCACCGATTCCAAACTGCTTCGTTTTGCACAGGGTCTTGTTGCAGCGAGACTTGAACGGCTCCTGCTGGCAGGGGAAACCGTACTCTTTCTTCTCGTGTTGTGTCTGGATGATCACCATCTCGGATGCAGGCAGTGGAGGCTGCACATGAGACATGTTGATCTCTTCGAGCCTGCCCTTCCAATTTTCTGGCTGCTCTTTCTTACACGCCACGCACGTGCCGAACATTACGATGTTCCGTGTGCCCTCCGGTACGCCATCCGAGAACAGACTCTGCATACACGGTGGGTATTCCATAAACTCGTCGAGGCTGCGCCCAAGGGACAGTGTAACGAAAGCGTCTGGAGTACACCGTCGAGCTTCGACAAGAGCTAGGAACTCTTCGATCTCTGCTTCGTCGCCATCTTCTTTGATGGCGTAGCGCATTGTCTGTTCCGAATCAAAGTACGGAAGGTTGATAAAGTTACCAACATCACCACGCTCGACCAGAAGCTGCTCCTGCTTTGGGAACACTTCGCAACCGCCGTAGCCAAGAAAGGCACTGATCTCACCCGCCTTGTCACGGAACTCACCAGCGCCAATTTCCTCTGTGAAAAAGAAGAAGATATGTGCGCCACCTGATTTCGAACGGCAGACCACAGCCGGGATATCATTGTCTCGTAGCCTCTTGTCTATCGCCACAAGGTCGAGCGGGTACTGATCGATGTCGAGTGCACCAAAGGAACACTTGTTGTTTTCCTTAATCGGGATCGAGCCAACACCCTTGGCGCCGGCAAGATGCCCTTCAATAAGTTCAAGCGTGAGCGGCTGACGTACGATAAAGGACTTGGCCTTCTGCTTACCGGCTCGACGTTCTTCTGATATTTGTGTCTGTCCATGTGCTGCGCTGAATCCTTCAAACGCAGCCATGAACCGTTGTGCTAGGTTCATACCTGCCCCCATAAAAAAAGGCAGGGGGTGATTAACAGACAACTTTAACTGAGAAAGGTACCAGCCCGCCGGATCTGTTAATCTTGCCGCAGCCCCCTGTACTACGGATCAATCCCCGGCGGAATTAAAATGGGATATCGTCATCCGCGTTGCTGGATGCAGCGTTCGACTGCTTGTTCATTTCATCCTGTGTACCAGCTTGTGTCTTTACATCACCGGACCGGAAAGACTGGAAGAACGCCTTCGCAGCGTGAAACGCGGAACTTGGAACTTCGGTCGGCTCGACACGAGACACGCCGTAGTTGTACCACGTACCCTTGTCGTTGCTTTCCGAGATCACCGTCATCTTCCAGGCAGTGCCCCACATCGGTGGGTTGAACAGACCCTGCGGTCCTTCATACTGCACCATACGCATCTGCGTATTCCAGCGACGAGACACCTTCAACTGTGTCTTCTTCATGTCACAGATCGCCTGCTGTGTATGACCCGTTTTAAGATCAACAAGCAACACAAGATGCTGTGCCGAACGGACAAGCTCATTACCCGACGGTAGTATTTCTGCCGCGCCATTGCGTGTGGTGTTCTTCACGTCCGGTGAATTAGGATCCAACTCACCGTGGAAACCTCCACCAGCCTCACGCAATCCGAACTCGAGGTACTTAACGGTGTACCCACACGGAATAACTACTACGCCTTCCTCGCCGTCCCAGACCTGCTGAGTAACGGTGTTGAACAGGTCACCTGCGGATGCGCCCTTAATGAACTTGGCGTCACCCTTCTGCACTTCTGGCGACAGAGGCTGGAGAATCCGCAAGAACGGAATCTGCATATCCTCTGTACCAATTGAATCCATGCCCTCGCCTGCAAACTCTGCCATGTCAGCAAAGATTGTGGACGGTGCGGTTTCTTTCTTATCTGCTACTGCTGTACCAGCCATTTTAGTTCCCCTTGATTTGTTCTTCGATATCGAAGTCAAGTTCATGTGTGAAACGCCACCAGAAATCGTCAATCTCGATACGAGATGCCGCTTCACAGTGGTAGAGTCGTTGAAGAAGACCAGCCACTAGGTTGGTGTGTGACTTTTCCCACCCCACATCTTGCAGCTTTTTCTCTGCAAGAATCCGGAAGGGAACAGGATCCCACGGATCAACCTCGTGCCGGCTGTAATCGCTTTCTATATCGAAACGAACCTTACCAGCCATTTTAGTTCCCCATCACTTGTTCGATGTTGTTATCAAGATTAGCCACCATAACTCGCTGGCCTCTCCC